ATTCACTTTTTGCCTTTCCTTCTATATTGCTTTCTCCTTCCTCCCATAGTCTCTGCTATTCGTTTTGAGGCTATGTCAAAGTATGTTTTGTCTAGCTCTATGCCTATGAAGTTTCTATTTGTCTTCTTGCAGGCTACTCCTGTTGTTCCGCTGCCCATCGTATTATCGAGCACGGTTTCACCTTCGTTTGTATAGGTGCGGATCAGGTATTCCATGAGTTCCACGGGCTTTTGCGTCGGATGCACCTGATCTTGTCGCCTCCATTTCTGCTGGAAGAAGATCACGCTTTCGGGGTAGCGGAAGCCGTCGTTTTCGGTGAAGATGCCCGTTCCATTAAAACCAATCTTGTGATTGTTGATTTTATCTCCTATTGCGATTCTTGCCCGTTTGTATGGCTTGCCCTCGCGCTTGATCGGGTTGTAGGTGACTCGCCCTTTCCCGAATACCAGCACGCTTTCATGTCTTGCGAGCGGGCGATATTTGGCGGTGAAGGCACTTCCCGATTTCGACTTGTGCCACACCCATTCATGCTTGAACCATTTCGGGTTGCTCATCACCAGTGCCGATGTGAAGGGTTGTGTGGCGGTGAGCACTATCGCCGCGTTCTTCTTGCATACACGCTTGTATTCCGCCCACAGAGGCTCGAATGGTATCACCGTATCCCACTTGCAGGCGGTTGTACCATACGGCAAATCGCATAGCACCATATCTACGCTTCCATTTGGAATTTTTGCCATCTCTTGCAGGCAGTCGCCGTTTATCAGTTTTGTATTCATGTTATCGGTAACGATAATGAGAGTTCCAGTTTTATGTGGTTACTGCAATATCCCTAGCTAATGTCCCATGCTATGCTTTATGTCCCTAGTCTAGGTTTCTGTCTGATATGGGTGCTTTGGCTTCTGTGAAGGTTAGGTAGACTCGGTATTGTTTCTGGCTTCTGTCTATGTGGCCGAGGTAGTGGATTCTATCTAGGGATTCTTTGTCTGATTTGGATGCCTTGATGACTTCCTCGATTAGGTCGGCGATTCGGGATTTATGGTTTTGGTTCATTCGTATTGTTCTAGTTCTATGCCTAGCTTGGATGCTGTGAGTAGAGAGGATGAGTCTGTTTGGTAGATTTCTTTGTAGAGGACTCTCTTTATTTGGTAGGCGGCTATGGTCTTCAGGCAGTCGTTGCATGGGAGGAGGGTGGAGTAGAGTGTCTTTCCTTCTCCGGGTTTTAGGTATCTCAGCGCGTTTTGTTCTGCGTGGACTACAAGTAATCTTCTTTCGTCTCGGTTCTCCCAGTCTTCTTTTACTCCTGCCGGGAAGCCGTTGTATCCTATACCTCCTATTGTGTTGTCTTCTCTTAGGATGGCCGCGCCTACTTTTTGCCATGGGTCTTTGCTTTTCATGGCGGCGACTTGGGCTAGCTGCATTCCGTATTCGTCCCAACTCATTTTATCGTTACCGATAATCTTTCTTTTCTCTTGGAATATCCTGTATCCATCTTTGAATGGGCCTCGGTAGATTTCTTCCTTCCCCGATTTTACGATGAATTTTGATGGTTTTGTAGAGTGATCCCAGCGTCCTGTTATCATTCTTTTATGAAGACACCTTCTTTTGTTAGGTAACCTTTTCTGTCTTTAATGACATTATATGCTCCTTTTAGGCAGTCTAGTAGATCTATTTCTTGTAATGCACAGTAGTTCACTAGGCAGACGACTATATCTCCTATGGCGTCTTGGATCTCTTCCGGTTGGTTCTTGGCATGAGCGTCCGCCAGTTCTCCCATCTCTGAGATAGCTTTCAGTAGTTGGGAGGTGGATTTTCCGTTTTGGAGTATCCCGCGGTCTGATGACCATTGCAGGATCTTTTCTTCTAGTTGTTCGTATGTCATAGTTTTTCTTCGTTTATTTCCAGCCAAGCCACAGCTTTCCCCGAGTCACCGACTTCTTCGGAAGTCACACAGTTGTCAGATATGATTCCGTGGTCTTGAAGTGTGTTTAGTATTTTGGTTTCGTCTAGCTTTCTGGAGGTGATATAGTCTTTAAGCGTGTTCATTCCAGGCCTGATATTTCGGCAGCACATCTCGCGTATCCTGCGATATCCACATAGGTATCTCTTGTTGGCGTCTTGCAGGCTCTAGCTAGTTTAAGGAGAATCATCATGTGAGCGGCATCAATCGCGCTGACGGGAGCCTGAGGCTCGGCTCGGCTCTCGAGGTAGGTATTCCAGAGTCCGGCTATCCGCTCGTGGTTGGGTAGAGCGGCGTCGTAGTCTCGTCGGCGCTCACCGCTCGTAACGGACATTGCTTCTTCTAGGATACTCATTTCTCCCATTTGAAGGCAATAGTTTCTTGTTAGCTCGTCACGATATTTAATAAAGTCTGACTTATTAAAGTGCTCGGAAATAATCTCTCCTCCAACTTCTAAATCTACAGGAAGTTGAGAGATTTTTATAATTGGAGTATCATGTAAAAACAAACTTCCTTCTACCTTTAACCCATTTGGAAGAGAAGTGATTGGAGTATGCCTTAACTTCAAATACCCTCCTACTTTAAGACCTTCTGGAAGAGAAGTGATTTCTGTGTAACTTAAATCTAAATCTCCTCCTACCTCCAAACCACCTGGAAGAGAAGCAATTAGACTATTTCTCAAGTCTAAATATCCTCCTACTTTAAGACCTTTTGGAAGAGAAGTGATTGGCGTGAGCCTTAAATGTAAATTTCTCTTGACTTTTAAACCATTTGGAAGAGATGTAATCTTACTATTATATAAAAACAAACTTCCTCCTACTTTTAAATTCTCTGGAAGAGAAGTAATTGAGGTGTGACTTAAATCTAAATTTCCGTTAGATTTGTTTTTAATGTAGTTTTGTATTATTTCTTCTGCTTTATTCATAGATACTCATTTCCCTTCCTTTAATTGCTCGTAGCGTTCGCGGTAGTATTCCGCTTCTTTCCTCGCCTCGTCGCGCTCGCGTTCCAGTTTGCTGGCTACATCGACTGGAATCCAATCTCCCCAAGAGCAAGGCACGGGTGAGCCGTAATCGCTCAAGTCGTGCCTCGCCGCATCCGTCTCTGGTGTAGGTCTGTTATTCATGGAGCACCTCCTTGGCTTTGGCAAGGGCATCCTGCGCCACGTTGACTGCGTGCCAACAAGCGTCAGCCATCGCGGTTTCGTTCTGGTCGCGGTTCCAGTATTCCTCAATACTAACCAGCGCATCCCGAAACTCCCGCGCCAGTTCCCGCGCCTCGTCGCGCTCGCGCTCCAGCTTGCGAGCAAAGTTTGCATTTACAGTTTCATATTGCAGTAGGCTGGACGGCTGTGCTGCGTCATCCGTCTCTGGTGTAGGTTTGTTATTCATTGGTTCGGGCCGTAGTGGTATACGATTATGGTGATAGCGTAGAAGATGATTACCATAATCATCAGGTCAAAAAATATATCTTTCATTCTCTTTTTGATGTCCGCAATAAGGGCATTTGCTCTGAGCATCTGCCTTGCTTGCTTTGCAACTATTCCAAGCTACAAGGATTATAGCTATCGCAAATAGCATGAACATGACAGGTATCTCTGCTTCATGAATGAAGTTTTCTAACTTTTTCAATGATTGTTGTAGCTGTTTTTTCAAGTTCAATAATTCTTTCTGATATGTTTGCTTGGTTGTTTATTTTGTCGAAATAATCTTGTGTCACCTCAATGGTAGTCCAGACATGGCAGCAAGAGTTGCAGATTCTGCGCCTCCAGACTGACCCGCCGTGATTATCGTTTTTTCTGGTGTTGTATATCCCAGTTTTTTTGGATTTGCATTTTGGGCACATAATTGCATTTCAGTTGCCCAACTTATACTACATCTTGTCACGCTGTCAAGAGATTTTTATTCGCAAGAGTAAATTATTTCACTCAACTTCAGCTCTGGGATTTTATCGGTAACGATAAAACTAGCATCCACGAAGGTTATTCTGTTCGTCGGCTGGATAGTCATCCTGCCATTATCGAGCTTGATAAAGTAAAACTCCTTATCTTGATCCGGGGAATCTGACCACCCATCATCAACATGGGTGACATGGAACAAGTATTCTCCAGTCAGGACTTCTCCTCTGACTTTAGCTCGCATCCGCAGACCTCGCAGGATCGGGCTTTGGACGATTGTGAAGTGGTATGAGTAGCAGTCCCAAAGCTGAGCATTCTGAATACTCCATGCCAAAGGATTATTTTTGCCAAATGAAATGCTATGAGGAGGGAGGTTACGATATAGGCACCCACCATCGCGCAATATGACATTGATTCCCCACGCTCTTCCTGGGATGCTGGTGACTCCGACCCACATTGCTTCGACGAATCCGCACGGGGTTTTGTGCGTGAACACTGTATCCACCAAGACATATCTGTGCGTAGGTAAAGGTGCGATCTTTGAGAAGATCATTTCATCGATTTGCTACCGCGACATTTCCATTTTTTTCTGGAAAGTGCGTTTGGTGAATTTGGGTTAGACTTCCAATCACCTTTGATTTTGGCGGAACGGGCACAGTAAGAATCGCCTTTTTTCGTTCCCGGTGAAATCGTCGCGCCCTTTTGCCCATACTTGACTGTCTTCTTCCGTCCAGTCTTGGGGTTGACTACAACTTTCTTGAATCGCTTTTCCATTAGGATTTTTTTTCTAAATTCTTCTCTGAATAAATATGCAAGATGCCCCTGTCATCTTCCACAACGAGACGGATTACTCCTGACCCTTTAGCAAAGACGGCTCTCACGATTCCATCGAATCGGTAATCGCCGCCAACTTTAGACACATTATCACCTACGCTAAATTGGCTGTTCATTTCTTTTTCTTCTTTGACATTCCGGCCTCTGACATTGCAATAGCCTGCGCCTGACGACGAGACTTAACGACTGGGCCTTTCTTCGAGCCGCTATGCAGTTTACCTTTCGAGTATTCTTTCATCACCTTAGCGACCTTCGCCGCTTTGCCTGCTTTAGTAGTTGGTTTTTTCATAGTTTAATTCCATCCATCCCTTCGCGCAGGATTGCGAAAAAGGTCTCCGACGACATCGTTACCTTCCACGCTTTGTTTTTTTTCTTGTGGGCTACGATCCAACGCTTCCCACGCGAATCTCTTTCTGCTTGTTCACATGCTTTGTCAAGGTTGAGACTCTGCACGAACTTAACTTCTTGGTGAAGGTCTTTCAGTTCTTCACAGATGACATCTGGTGAGTCTGGAGAGCCAGAGAACTGCTGGCCTCGACGGGCTGTGAATCCTTGGGCGCGAAGTTCATCACGCCACATCCTTTCCGCCCTAGCTCCTTTAGCTCTGCTATTTATTGGCATTGTTTTTATGAGTTTGTTTTCAGCCCTGATTTTGGCTGTGCTTTTTTCTGCACCTTTCAAGCTCAAACCCAGTTCTTCAAGTTTGGATTTGATTTCGCGGATCGTCACTTTGCCGCAACCACTATATTTGAGGAAGTCTTTTTCAGAGTGCTGACAAATATCGCGTATGGTTTGGATACTTGCGTTGTTTAAAAGGTTTGCCGTTCGGACAGTCCATTCAAAATCATAGACTCTTTTGTCCATTAGCTTCTCGTATTGGTCACTCATGGTGGGTGAATCCTTCATTGATGTGATTCAACCATAGAAGAATCTTCTGTCAATACTTTTTTGTCATGGAAGTATTCATCTCTGATTCTTACAGCTTCTTGGTATGCTTGCTCTGCTTCTGAATACTTCGGCTTATCTTCTGTTTTCCAGATTCTATTAGCTTTATCCAAAAGCCTTGATGCTCTAGTAAATGCCTCGTCAGTATTCACCAGACTTCCTCCATCTTAGATAGCTCACCGTTCATTTTTATGTCGATTAAGTAGTTTCTTGGCCCTCTACGATTCTTTTTCACTGCTATTCTGCTTCTTTCTTTGAAGTGTTCAATATAAACAATTTGATCGGAGTGCATACCAATAGCCCTTGATTCTCTTAATTTGCCATCATCGTTTAACTGCGATGCTGTTAATATAGCCGCCCTATGCTTCCCAGCCGCATTCTTTAGCCTTCTCGCTGCTTCAGAGATTGCGTTTTCCCTATTGTCATTGTCTGGCATATTGATGATTTGCAGATAATCAACAATAACCACATCCGCTTCCCCACAAGCTGCGGCTCTCGCTATCTCTCCTTCAATCTCATCGATGTCATAAACGCAATCGATTACAGTGATCTTCATCTTTAACAATTCTACGATAGTCTGAGAAATCTTCGGAAGCTCTGATCCATATTTACTTTTGTAGTCTTCCATCTCGCGGATGGGAACCCCCGCCATATTTGCTGCTATCCTCTTGAACACATCTTCACCAGACATCTCTAGTGAGAAAAGCAGGACTGATTTTCCATCAAGCAGGTTTGCTACAGCAGACTGGACTAGGAGGATGGATTTTCCTCCTGAAGTTTCAGCCGCTACCGTCATCAATTCCCCTCTGTGAAGCCCACCTTTAAGAGTTCTATCAAGTTTGAGTATTCCAGTTCCGAAACATTCCTGCTTACTCTTACCTTCCATCTCGTCGATGATTTGGTTGAGCATATCCTTCTTGGTTCGTTTTGTGTCAGAACCATCGTGCGAAATTAATTCTATCGTTACCGATAATTCGTTCACATCTGCGTTTCCTCGGCGGATATCCATCTCCATTGTTTCCCATTTCTGAATCAGATCGCGGTAGATTTTGGCTTCGCGTAGTTCCTTCCGGTAATCATTGGCGATGTCTTGGCAAACCTTCCCTGAGGGGATGTTCATGCACTTGAGCAAATCGTGGACTACATCTTCTCCTCCGATGTGAGAAAGTGTTCCTCTGTTCTCTAGCTCTGAAATGAGCGTAAATTCATCGCAGATTCCGTTTCGGCTATGGAACCCTTGGAGTGCTTCAAAAATCAATCTATGGTTCTCTAAAGCGAAATACGAGGCTTCCCACTTCTGGGTCGAGAGTATCTCGTTGTCTTGAACCATCAGCGATAGCGCAGCCTGTTCGGTGTTGTTGCGAATCGGAACATCTTTCATCGGGGTTATGGCTTTTCCTTTCATTTTATCGGTAACGATAATCGTTAGATGGTTCTTGGCTTCCAGCTTTCTTCGGGATCAATCGTCGCTTTTGTTCGGTTGATCCATGAAGAAAAGAATGGTTTGGTGAACTGGCGCGGTGGGTGGGCAAGTAGCCAGTTCTTCGCGGCGATGACTTGGGCATCGACATCTTTCGTGGGGTTGAGTTTCTTGAGTTCAGCGATGAAGGCATCATCGACGAGTTTTGGTTGGCGCGGCTTGGGGGGGGATTTACGCTGACCGCGGAATGTATCTGTCTTTACAGTGTTGGGGGGTATTGAAAACAAAGCGTTAGCTTTGCCTGCTTGTGCGGTAGCACCATGATTGTCGTCAGACAATGCAAGCTCATCGGTTGTGGAAGACGAGGCCATTGCCGAGTTTTCCTCTTCCCCCTGTGAAGGGGTTAGGGGTTGTTCTCTACTGGTAACTACTCTAGTATCTCTGTTGCACTCACGGGTGAAGTCAGGCTTCACTTGAGAGTTGAGTCTGACTTCACTTGCAGGTGAAGTCTTGCTTGGCAAAATAGCAATCATTTTACGGCTTCGTCCATCGTAGGAAATGTGCTTTATCATCCCTAGTGATTTCAATTTTGAAATCATATTTGAGATACTGGATTCGGTGCTATTGAACTTCACTGCAAGAAAACCATTGCTCGCAAAGCATGGCTTCTCTTCTGTTCCCAATGAACCGATTTCAGCCCACAAGCACTTCTCCATCCAAGACAATGTGTGCGTTTCCCAAATTTCTGCAGGAATCCAAACGCCACGGAAAACCTTCTCATTCTTCTCGCTCATATCTCAATACCCTCCTTGAAAAAATCATCAATGTAACCAGCATTAACAAGTTCTTGATAAGCTGTATCTCCGAAATAGTTTCCTTTGGCCAAAGTTATTCTATCAAAGAACAAGTCAGAGTCATTGTGCATTTTCAATGAAGTGTGTTCATGGATTATATGTGCCGCTAATCCGATTGCTGCCAATGAAATAGTGCGGTCTTCAATTAATTCCACAGGTATCAATGTAAAATTATATGATCTGTGAATATGTTTTTTACTCATTATTAAGAGGGCCACCCACCTACCACGGCCAGAAAACCGATTGAATGTCGGGTGGAAATTTACCGTGGTAGTAGGGTGATATAGTTGGTGTTCGATTTAATTTTCTGTTGTCTCGGTTTCCACACCGAGGTCTGATTTCTCAGACGCGCTAACCCTATCACTACTGATTGTGACAGGTCAAGAATTATTTTTTATCGTTACCGATAATCAAGGTCAATCTCCTCGCGCTCGCAGCGAACCCATTCCTCCAACTGCGACACCAAATCTGTCCAAGCAATATCGGACATATCTTCATCTTGGCATTCGATAGCATGTAGTTTGTGATGGAGTTCTAGGTCTTCGTCTTTGATTAGGGCGAGTTCTGACCAGAGGATTCGTTTGCCAGAGTAGGTCGCGGCCCTCGCTGTAGAGTTGGGACGCACTCCGAGAACTAGGTATCCTCCATGCCCACTAAAGGTTTCAAGGGTAGAAAAGATGCCTTCGCCCATCGCTTCGGCGAGAGACATATTTGTAATCAGAACAGACTTGCGAGCGAAGTCCATGAACTTGAATGAAGTTAAATCTAAATCTATGTTGTTCTGGTAATTATCCATGGCTGAGAAATGTATGAAAAAAAGATTGACCTGTCAATATAATTTACTATACTGACACTTATTATGCACCAGTTAGAAATCGCCTACAAAAGCTACATCTCTGCGATGGAGCATAGCAAGGCAATTAAAGTAAATGCAAGGCGGATGTTTGGCGTGCATTTAAGAGATGTCAGACTCCAGCTTGGTCTATCGGTTAGAGAGCTTGGAGATAAGATCGGAGTAACCGGGAGTCTGATTAACCAGATTGAGACATCATCAAGAAGCATCTTAGCCAAGAAGCAGATTGATGCGATTATACAATTATGCTTAGACGCAAAAAAACTTTCAAAGCCAAAAGCGGATTCAAGAAAAGAGGAGGAAAGCTCAATCCAGTTTCAGCCAGACTCAAAAAGCGAAGCATTGAATACAGCAGGGTAAGGAGAGAGTATCTTGAAGAAAAAAGTTACAGGTGTGAAATCTGCGGCGGAGAAGCAACCGACATCCATCACAAAAGTGGGCGAGGGAAAAACCTTTGTGAGAAGCGCACTTTCATGGCTGTTTGTCGATCAGACCACGACCGCATCCACCAAAACCCAGCGTGGGCAAAAGAGCAAGGCTACCTAGTTTACCAGTTCAAATAATATGTTCAAATCACTTATTGTGTGCGAAGGCACATTCGTTGACGAAAACCCACTGAAGATTCGCTTCCGCCAAGATTGGGTGGACTGCTGGATCAAGAAGGCAGACATAGAAAAGATCGAGATGCTTGGGACGACATTCGAGGGAGATAAAGTTTGTCGAATTACGATCAGCGAGGAGCTTGCGAATTTGATGGAATTGCAAGGAATGTTAGAATAGATTACGAGAAACTTCCCGTCGGGCCTCTGGCTTCCCATTGGGTCGCTAATACCTTCTCAACCGAGTCGGCGCATACTTCGACAATCTGAATTGACAGATGAATCCGAGGGACGCTTCGGGCTAGGGTTTTTAATTTTATCGGTAACGATAATCCTTGACACAGCGCATTATTTGGACGATTGCTATCGAGAGCTATGGGATGTCATGACATATCCAAAAGAGAGTTAAACAACGCCAAAGATGCGATTAACCGCGCACTAAAGCAAGCCTGCGACTGCGCGACAAATGCTTGCGAATGTAAGGATGTGGCGGTGCAAGCTCAAATTAGCGCACAGTCTTCCGCTCAATCGGCATACACAAGTGCTACTCAGTCCTCAGCGATATGGAATGATTTCCAGTCAAGGTATCTTGGAGCGTTTGCCACAAACCCAACAACCAGCATAGTTGGCGCGTTGTATTTCAATACGACGACGAGCGAGTTTTATGTCTGGAACGGAACTATCTGGCAAGCGAGTATTGATGGAGTTAATGACTTAGACAAGATGTTTAAGTCGGCGAGCGACACATACTACCACGACATAATTTACACGGCAGGCGGAGATGTATCGGCAATCGAGGTTTACACGGACAGCACGCGGGCTGTGCCGCTCTACACGCGCACGATCACCTACGATGGGCTGGGCAACATCACGCAAGTCGTGACGGTCGATGAGCAAATTCCCTCGGTGTCTTTGACAAAAACCATCACCTACGACGGCTCAGACATCTCAAACCTCGAGCGCATTTACAATTTCTGATATGGCAATCACACTCGTAGGCTCAACTATCACCATTAACAGCGGCGTCGCTGCGGGCACGGCCACGGGAGGGGTGTGAGATGCCTTATACACTCAGCTCCAGCCTCTCTAGTGTGCCAACTGACGCCACAGTAACCCGCGATGCGGGCGGGCGCGTCTATATCAACGACACAATTACGCTGAACACCGGGGCGGTAGTTGATGTCGATCTGGTATGTGTCGGCTTTGTTGTTCCCACTGGGCAAACCGTGACATTCGGTAGGACTGCGGCGGACGGAACGGACATACCGATTTCCGTCGTGATGACGTTGGCAATCGCGCCATATAGTCAGGGCGCTTTTCATATTGTCGGCAATCCGACGATAAATGTGCGGAACACCACATTCCATGCCCTGAACAGCTCGAATATGTGGGGCTCTTGGCCGGGTGCTGTGAACACAACTGGTTCGATTCTCAATGCTACGAATATGAGAATCGTTTTGTATTCAAACCTGACGACCCGGACGGTTAATACAACAACCGCCGATGTAACGACGTGGATACCGGGCGGAGGGGTTATTGACGGGCTAGAAGTGGCTGGTGTTGGGTCACTGTTTTTCAACGCCTCTCCACTTTCCACGAAAAACATTCAGCAACGCGACACACCGACGCGCGGGATTTCCGTGGCAAGTTCAGGAGCGACGGCTGTTGATCTTGTCGGCGTGGTGGCAGAGCGGGTCAATGTCCAGCAACAGCCATGCTTTCTGCGGATCACAAATCTAAGGCTGTTGGATAACTACGTCAGAAACGCCGCCACCGCAGGCGGCTCACGCTTTGCAATTCGCAAGTCCATCGGCGGGACGTTGATCGGCATCAGCGCGGATACGCGGGTGAGCGTATGGAACAGGACGGCAAACACCCTGCTGCACACACGGACAGGCACAGCGGCATTCAACCCGCTCATTGACTGCTGGCAGGTCTACGAAAACAACACGACTCCGGTAACGGCAGCACAAATTGAGGCGGGCGTTTCTGCGGAGGCTGGCTCTTATGTCCCCAATGTGAGGATTGCAATCCTGGAATACGGGCGGGCGCTTGCAATCCGAGACTACACGCTGTCGATCCGGCAAGTTGGCGACGATCAACCGATTGACCTGTCGCAGATTTTGGCGAGCAGCGACGTGGACGAAAGCGATGCCGCAGTCGTGGCCGCGTGGACATCGATAGACACAGGCTCGCGCTTCCGCGACCGCGCCCACCTGTTCCTGCGCCAAAACTGGGCGGGCCAGAACCAAGAATTTGTCAGCCTGAACGGCAATCTGATCGACGCAGGCAGCTACAACGTCACCATTGACGCAACAGCGGCGCAGGCTTTCGCGGTGGCTGGCTCCACGATCACGATCAAGGCCAGCATCTACACCGGCGACATGACCACGACCGGGATCATCACCCTCGCCAACGGTGCGCAGTTCGTAGGCACCCGCACGGACGCCAACGGCACGGTGGCACCGCCGAAGACCGTCAGCATCACAGGCATCACCGCTGGAAGCCGCCTGCAAATCTACAACGTGACGACGGCCACCGAGGTCGTCAATCAGGTCGTATCGGGCACCAGCTACACCGCGACCTACGACGAGGGCACCGGCTACACCAATGGCGACACCGTGCGCGTCAGGCTGGCCTACGATAGCGGCGTCACGGCCAAGCTGCCGTTCTCCGGGCAGGCCATCGTCGGCTCTACGGGCTGGGCACTGCTGGCATCGCAGCAGGATGATGCGGTCTACAACACGCTGGCCATTGACGGCAGCGCCGTTACCGAATTCACCGCCGACTATCCCAACGTGCAGGTGGACATAAGCGACCCGGATGGCTCGACGCGAGTTGACCGGCTTTATGCGTGGTTCGTCCACACGCAGTCGAGCGAAGACGGCATCCGAAACTGGTTCGCGGGCATCGTGCCAGAGGACGAAGCCAACTTCCGCATCATCACGGCAACGCTTGATCTGAAGATCGACAACATCGCCGCCACGGGCGTGACTTTCACGGACGGGCGCAGGCTCTACCGGGACGACAACGCCTCACCCCTCGTTGGCTCCACCACGGGTGGCGGCAGCATCACATTCTTTGCGGGCAAGGTTTACACCACAATCGTCAGTACAGCCTCACCAGTGATTACCGGAGACATCTCACAAGTTCCGTCGGCGGTGCAAACAGGCATGACGGCGCAGGGCTACACGACGACCCGAGCAACAAATCTCGACAACATCGATGTTGCAGTGAGCACGAGGCTGGCCTCCGCCAGTTACACAACGCCACCAACCGTCTCAGCGATTCGGGCTGAGATAGACACCAACAGCACAAAACTTGATGTCTCGGTAGGAACAAGATTGGCAACTGCCTCATACACGGCTCCAGACAACGCCTCGATCACAAGTATCAAAGCGAAAACAGACAATTTGCCGGTTGACCCAGCGGATGAGTCCAGCCTCCAAGCTGCGATAGCCGCGATCCCTCCAGCACCGAGTGCAACTACTGTCGCAACCGCTGTAAGATCAGAACTCACTACTGAGCTTGGGCGCATCGATGTTTCGACTAGCACGAGACTAGCATCCGCGAGCTATACTACTCCGCCAACCGTCTCAGCGATTCGGACTGAGATTGACGCAAACAGCACAAAACTTGATGTCGCTGTAGGAACAAGGTTGGCCGCAGCCAGCTATGCCGCTCCACCTACGCCAGCGGCGAATGCAACCGCTGTGAGGACTGAGCTAACCACAGAACTCTCAAGAATCGATGTAGCAACCAGCACGAGAATGGCTGCTGCTAGTTACATTGCTCCGGCGAATGCTGACATTTCAGCGATCAAGGTAAAAACTGACAACCTGCCAGTTGACCCGGCAAGCTCGACGATTGTCAGCAACACTGAGGCTACGCTGAAGAAGAAGATCATTCAGGCAGCATTGATATAGTTTATCGGTAACGATAAAATTCGTTTGAATTTTATTCTATAGTATAATAAAATAAAAACCATGGCATCACCTGATAGACATTTTGCGAACGGAGCATTTTTTACAGAAACAGTAGCTCCTGATGCACTGAAACAAGATCATGTTTGGTTATATGCAAAATCTGACGGGAGGTTTTATGGTAAAGACGATTCAGGAACAGAATTTCCATTAGGCAGTGGAGGAATTGGCGGCACTACTGGGAATGTTGATAATGCGATACTCCGAGCCGATGGAACTGGAGGTTCAACAGTTCAGCCAAGCAGCCTTATTATTGAAGATGAAACTATAACTGGACAACCAAATATAGCAATAGTAAACAATCATACACTTCAAGTTGATTCATCTCTTGTTCTTACTCCTAAAGGTAATGGAGCTATAATTGCAGGAGCAAGGCCAAACGGATTGGCGACCGGAGGACTCACTAGGGGATCTGGCGCTATTGATTTCCAGATGCTTCGGCAGTTTAATTATCAAGTTGCAAGTGGATATTATTCAGTAATATCAGGCGGTAGTAACAATAATGCTTCCGGTTCAAACTCAACAGTTGGAGGCGGAGGAGCTAATATAGCAGAAGGCGCATCATCAGTTGTTTCAGGCGGGTCAAATAATAACGCGGAAGGAATAGGCTCATCTATTTCTGGAGGAAATTTAAACCATGCTCTAGCGGATTACTCTTCAATTTCCGGCGGTTATGGAGCACTAGCAGACAGGTATGGAATCCAAGCTCGCGCAAACGGATATTTTGGACAAGTGGGGGATGCTCAAAGTATAAATTTTGTGATGAGGGGGACAACGATTAGTAGCAGTTTTCCAAACGAGCTATTTGTAGAATCCTCAACTAACTCCCGTTTTATTATTCCTAATAATAAATTAGTTACAGGAACAATTTTCATTGCAGGAATTAGATCCGATGGAAGTTCTGACGCAAGCTATATGCGACAATTCTCCATTAAAAACATTAACGGAACAACTTCATTAGTAGGAACAGTAAATACAATCGGAATAGATCAAGCATCAGGAACATCTATTAGTATTACAGCAAATGATGACAGTAATGCTTTAAAGGTTGAAGTAACTGGAATTAATGGGTCTATGCGCTGGGTAGCTTTAGTGAATGCGGTTGAAGTAAAATGCGCTGATTCCTAATTCAGACAATTATCAATCCTCGCCATCGTCGTCAGACATGTAATAATCGTCGTCAGACATGGAGTTGATTTGTTCTTCTCGCCTAGCCCAGAAGCGATCAGTCGGGACAGGTTTATCGTTACCGATAAAAGTTAGTCCATTTCGGCGGGACATCTCTAGTGCGTAGAGAAACGAGTCAGCCAAGTCAGGCGAGAAGCCAGTTCTCGCTTTGTAATCGTCTTTAGTCTCTACGGCAATTTTCTTGTTCTTGGTGCGATACCTACGAAGGCAGAGTTCTCGGCCTAGTTCGCCAGACGCTTCGACTCCATAGATCACACGGGCCTTAAACCCATGGAAACTCTGATACCAGTATTCGGAGATAAGACGATCATAGACTTCTGTGCAAGGACGCTTATCGACATCGGCTGCGATACGATCAGTCGGGCGGCCCATAGAAGAGATAAGAGCGATAGACGAACCATCTTTATCATGCCGTAGCCACTCACGCATGATAGCCTGCCCGATTCGACCACCATCACCGCTGACATCCATACCAAACTTGCTAGGCTTCACATCATGCTTGAGGCAAAGCTCAACTACCTTCGCGGCTACTTGGACATCAAACTCGGTAGCTTGCCCAGCGGCGATCTGGATCACTTCTTGGTTTACCAGATACATAACCTTCTGAGAAGTTCCACGGACATAGCCTAGCTTGCAGACTGTGAGGACGCATCGGTCTCCACCAGCCGTGAAGGCAGTATCGAAGCCAGCAATCTTGATAAGGTCATTGTGATCCCAGATAGGTTCAGAATATGTATCGGCATTCCGAATGACATCGGCGGTTAGGATGGTTTGGGCGAAGCCAGACTTGGGCCACCAGCCAATAGCGTTACGAACATAATCAACCGAGTTCTCATCGCCGTAGGACATTTTCAAGATGTCCGCTTGCTTCTTGCGATCCATCAAGAAAGGGAATGGAGAAGGTTCATCAGCAGGAGCTTGGAAGTTTGGCGACTTCATGCCATTGTAGAACAAGCATACGCCTGTTTCGGTTTCCCACTTCTCCATATCAGCACTCACAGCATCGAAGCTAGTGTGACCTTTAGGCATAGCCCAGCGGGTATGGGGATTGTCACCAGCGGACGGGTTACCGATACCGATGAAAACTTTGTCATCGTTGGAGGAAAGGTTCTGTCGGATGTTAATTGCGCCCATTTCCATTTCGGGCAACTCGTCCAAGGCTACGCGGATTCTATCGTTCTTACGACCGCGGGTGGTATCAATAGCCTTCTGGCCTTCGGAACCGGGCGGGAAGGCAATAGCCTTGATAGCATTCCGGTAGTCCTTCTCATCATCGCCAGAAGCGCCACCCCATACAATCATGTGTCGATAATCAACGAGGTTCCCGATCTTATTTGAAGCGCACTTCCAGAGTTTAGAGATGATACCCCAGATACGATCTTCTGATGCACCGAGAGTAGTAGTGGCTACCCATGACGAAGTGCAATGCGGGGCAGCGCACCAGTCCAAGTAAATCCATAGGCCGACAGGAAACGAATTATGGGTTACAACTCCATCACCAAGTAAAAATCTGTGGTTTCCATCAACTGAAAACCCAAAGTATTCACCTTCGCCAATATCTTCAACATCAAAAGATGTAGCAGTGCAATCACGAAGAGTTGCAACTTTCCTCAATGGCTTTTCCTTTAATGGAAGTTTTGAAAGCTGTTCCCCAGACAACCTTACTCGGTAATATATTTCAGAGAATCCAATACTTTTAATTGAGCATTTTTTTTCACTAAGTTTTACTTTTATTCCCAAAGATTCTGCCAAATTTTTGACTTGAATAGCTAATCCACGAAATTTTGAAATATACTCAAACCCAGAATCTTGATGGATGTGCCCATCACTATCCAATAATCCAGCAAGAACTCCGCGCCGAACTTCAAGTGAGTTCATCAAATATTCTTCTCTGATAAATTTTTCGCGTCCATGTTCTGAATCAAAAGAAGATGTTCTTAAAAATTCTGTAAAATCATTTTTAGATTTGTCTGATCTAACGCAGAATGTTTGGCAGGATTTGTCTTGATAACCAACGTGAACTCGGAAACCAATAGATGTGAAATATTGAGTCCAATAATCTGACATTGCTCCATGCGGAGTATGTAGTATCGGCCTATCTGTTCCACCATCACCAAGCCAAGCTCCATAGCAATATGGATCATACGGAATTTCTTTTTCCTCAAATTCGGCAGGCACTGAAAATTGCAATAACCTTCTTTTTTTGTCGGCAGAGAGATTCAAGTAATCTTGAATTGGAATGTCAACAACATCCCCCTTCTTCCATTTTTTGCTCCATTTTCCTGATCCACATTTTTTATTATATCCGACTTTCAATGACAAAATATGAGAATCATTGCAGACCCATGATTCTCCCCGCTTAGGTCTGATACGATATAATTTTGATTTTCCTGATGTGGTAGATAAAACTTTTCTTGGAGTTAAATCATCCCCGCAAATAAAATCGCCAACCTTGACTTTTTCAACAGGCTTGATCTCTCCAGAATACATCCTAATTGGAGTTCCTATTCCTAGACATTTTCCCATACTTGCAGCCCCCGCCAAGCAAATATCATCATGCCAGCACAACTCCTCAAGAGTCCTAAGAAGTTGGGTATTGGTGTAGCCACGATTCTTAATTACAACATCGGTCGGCCACATATACTGGACAGCCTGAATAAAGTGTTCGTATGGTGACAAAAGTTTGTAGTCAGAAAGCTCGATATTCTTTTTAACTCGCATAGTTTTCCCGTAGTCGCCGCGAGTTAAAGCGTAGCAATAAAGTTCAATCTCAAGAGGATTCATGTTTTCTGGGAAAACCATCCCATATTTCCTAATGCCATTTTGAGAAACAATTTTTCTTGACATACAATCGATAGAAATACATCTTCACGCGAAAGGCAAGATGAAACTTAAAGAACCAAGGAGAGCGCCAGTCGGAGGGTTTTATTACAAATATGTAATCACGAGAAACGACCTTGAGTTTCCTGCAACTGTGTATGGAGAATCGCTTTCAAAATTGATTGAGAATGTTCTTCGAGACATGAGATCAAACGGAGTAACTCCGCCATTAGATATAGCAGATGTCATCGAAATCCAGATTTGCGAAAGGCAACCAGCGGACAGATGCTGGAAGGGAGCGGGAGATCATGTTGCACAAGCTATTCATGGAGTAGCAAGAGTAGTTGACAAGATAGCAGGAACAAACCTTGAAAAAAAGGCAAAAGGATGCTCTAGTTGCCGTCAACGCCGACAAGCGTTAAACAATCTGTTCAACAAATAACTCTATCGTTAACGATAACTCATTATGCCTATCTCAGTCGGATCAGACAATTTCTCACTTTCAACTCTTGGCCCAGATGGAGAAGTCCCAGATACTAGGATTTCATCAGCTAACCATGCTTGGAATATCGCAAACAATCTCGCTCTGTCAAATGTAGGACGCGAGAATAAACGCATTCGGGTATACAAAAGCTACAAGAGGTTTCCACCTACTGGCTATAGCAAGCTGGCAGAAAAGAAGTTACCTTGGCAGGCAGATGTGAACTGGGGGCAGATGGAGTTCATCGTCAACAACCAGAAGTCCAGCTACTACGATGTAATCACGGAGCGACAAGCCTGTGCATCAATCGAAACTAAATATGGCAATGAAAAAGAAAGACTCGTCCACACGGAAAACATCACGCTCGCGTTCGACAAAGCGATCCGCGAATGGCCGGGGTATCTCTACAACAAAGAACAAGAACTTGAGTCGATGCTGCTCTACGGAAAAGGCATCGGGATGTGGCACTCTCCTCTTGGCTGGATGCCAGAATATGTTCCGCTTTCTGACCTCTTGTTCCCTGATGACATCAAGGTTGATTTCTCGAATCTGGAAGAATTTGTGCGGCGAGTTCGACTCACCCCGTATCAACTCTACAAGATCATCGAAAACCGATCTGCCGCCGAAGACCTTGGGTGGAATGTTGATGCAGTCATCGACGCCATTCGATTCCACAAAGCGTTCTCGGAACACAACAAAACGCGGGAAGACTTCTTCCGAACAATCTCGGAAAGCGGGTTCAACTGGTCGTTGTCAGTCAACCAAAAGATCGACCTCTACGAAATCTATTGGAGGGAGTTCGATGGTAAAATCTCCAAAGCAGTCATCCTCCAAGACTACAACCCAATCAGTCAGCACATCAACCAGTATGTCAAAAGCAACGAAAAGGTCAGCGAAGCAGTTGTCAGAGATCAGCATGGTTTCCTCCAGCTTAATGTCGGGCTTTTCGATAAGTGGGACGAAATTATCTATATGCTCACCGACTCGGTGGGTAGCGGATTATTCCATGACATCAAGTCCCAAGCGGAAGCGGCGTTCGTAGCGTGTCGTCAGTATGACTTCACGATGAACGGGCTGGTTGATGCCGTTCGTTTGAACTCCATGCTTCTCTTGGATGGCGGGTCGCCAGACTCAACCAAGATGCTCAAGCAGATGGAATGGCTTCCGATCAGCGTTATGCCAGACGGAGCCAAGTTCACGCAGAACAGGTTCCAGATGCCAGTCGCCGAAGGAATGCAGTTCATGCAATTCTACATGGGCGATCTATATCGCGGCCTCGGCCAGTATCGCATCAATGCTCCAACAGCAGGAGGTGCGCAACGCACCAAGGGTGAAGCGGAACTCGATGCGGCGGAATCGGCAAAACTTTCTGGAACTCAAATCAGGCGCTTCAACGAGTGCGAAACTCTATACTTCCGAGAGTTATACCGCCGATTTGTATCCTCAACTCGCAATGACGAGGGATACGAGTATGTCAAAAAATTCTACGAAATTCTTGAGGAACTTGGAACTCCTAAAGAAGCTGCCGCATGGAAGAACATCACAAGCATTCGAAGCAATCTCATCAACGGAGCAGGAAGCCCTAGCTTCAAGCTCATTACAGCGGAGAAACTTGTATCGCTTACTAGCATTACTCCAGCCAACGAAGGACAAGAGAATGCCGTTAAAGACGCCATCGCAGCTTTGGCGGGGCGGGACAATGTAGCTAGGTATCGCAATACGAAGATGAGCAAGATTGATGATACTGCCCGTATCATTGGTTTCGAGAACGCAGGTATGACGGATGTGTTCGTCAACCCAGCGAACTTCCCAGTCTTGCCAACCGATCCTCATCTTGAACACGCGCAAGGTCACTTCCAAGACCTCATGTTGCAGATTCAGACAAACATGCAAGCAATCCAAGCTGGCATGGCGGAGATTACAGAACTCGCAAAGGTTGTTCGCTCCATCCAATTCAAGGGCGGGCACATCATGGCCCATGTGGAGTTCATCGCCAAAGACCAATCCAAGCAAGACTTCCTCAAGCAGTTCATGGAAGGAATGAACCAAGCAGGCAAGATGGGCGACGAGATCAATGCCGTTTACCAAGAAATGCTCCAGAGCGAACAGCAGTCTCAAGGCAAAGGAATGTCCGAAGAAGACATCAAGCTCCAATACCTCGCTGCCAAGTCTGGTATCGAAATCGACACCAAGCAGAAGCTCGCAGACATCTCTATCGGCAAGGCATCTGTCAGCCATGCCCAGCGCACAGAGCAACGCAAGCAACAGGGCATTACCCAACTCGCGCTACAGAAAGCCAAGGCTCGCGCCGAGATTCAAAAGACAATGGGCAAAGCCCAGCCTATGCAACAGGCTCCCGAAGCTCCAGAGATGGAAGAAGAGGAAGAAGTCGAGGAGGTAGAAACCGAGGAAGAAGAGATCGAAACCCCCGGCGAAGAAGTTGAAATGGAAGAACAGAAACAACAGACACCACCTCAGCCTAATGTATGAAAACCGATAAAATCAAAAGCCTCTGTGCCAGCATAGCCAATCACGAAGATTGGGCTGCGCTACAAACCTACCTGCTAATGACCGCCCAACCATCGAGCGGCATTGATACGGCAAGGGACATCTTCAATAGGATAAATACAATCGGGGAGGATACACCTACCCAATTCAAGAAAACCAAAAAACCAACCATCCAAGTTGAAGAACAAGTAACATCCGATCCAGACCTACAAGACCTATGAGCGAAACCAACGACACAGCAGAAATCATAAAAGACCTAACAAGCAAGCCAGCGGTTCCAATCAAGGGGAACACGAAGGACTTTCTTGCCAAGTTCAGCAAACAGCAATCCGACGACGGGAAGCCAAGCGGAACGAATGTTGGAGATCCGATGTTGGGGATGCGAAATACCGAAGAACTACCAAATGATAACGAATTGGTAGATGAGGTTATCGTTAACGATAACGAGCCGAAAAAGGACATGAACATCAAGAAGTCTGGATTCGTGCAGAAACAGATCGAGGAGAATCGACGACTAAAAGAAGAGTTGGAGAAGTTCAAGAAGGACGAGGTTCCGAAATACACCCAGAAGATCGCGGAGCTTGAAGCCTTGGTCGAGAACTCCTCCACTACAGCAGAAGCCAACCACTACCAAGCACAGCTTAATAAAGCGAACGAGGAGAAAGCTGAATTGGAGGCGAACTTATCAAAGGAAATCGCAGACCTGCGGAGCAAGCTGGACTTCCATGACTTGACCAGCAATCCTGATTTCCAGAAGCAATACTTCGAGCCAATCAAGCAAAGCTACAATTCCGCTCGAGAGATTATCGGTAACGATAGTGCGCTTCAGTCATTGTTCCAACGAGCGATTGCGGCAAACGCAGCGATCTACAATCACACCAACGAAGCTGACCGGGATGCGTCTGCAAGGGAGCGCGACGAAGCATTTGAGGAGATCACAAACAGCTTGGGAACATTCAAGCAAGTCAGGTTTGCTGACTATATTAAAGACTATTTGGACAACATGGATCGCCATGCGAATGCCTTGATTAACTACCAGCAGACAAAGACCGAGATTCAAAATGCTGCCAAGCGCAAGGAACAAGAGGCGCGAACCAAGTTTATCAACACATGGCATGACAGTTATAAGAAGCAGGCAGCGGAGATCGAGCAAGATTCAAGCATCTCTGACGACATCGCGGCCTACATGAAAGAGAAGGGGATTAAATTCGACACGACGAAAGACGACGCGATTGCTCTTATTGCCACGCAGCAATCGAGTGATGAAGCGTCTGTTGATGACATGAACCGACTCATCAACCAAGGCCGAGCTTACAAGAAACTCCAAGCCCAAGTTAAGGCACTTCAAGAAATGGTAAAGGAGAAAGACGAATACATCGGAAAGCTCAAGGGAGCTTCGCGCGTGGATTCAGCTCCTCGCGCATCAGAATCTCAGCAACGGCGGATGAATGTGACTGAGGGACTGGCGGCTAAGTTGGCGAGGTTCTCGCCTGCTGGTCGTAATCTTGCTAGCGTATAGCCCTGCATCCAACCAAGCTGAAGGGGGAGTGTGAAGAGATTCATACTTCCCCTTTTCATTTTTTTTGAAAAAAAGATTTGACACTATATTTTGATTCTGTAGTTTTCCAGAAACGGGAAAGACGAAATTATCGTTAACGATAAAATTAGTGAGTTGGCTTACCCGGCCTTGGAGTTCTAGTTCTCCAATCAAAAACTATTCCGGACTGGTCTTAAAAAGACACCGAGGGTTGAATCCGGCTCGAAAATAAAAAGCATTCGCTTTGGAATTTTCGAGTTTCTTGCGGATGCTAAAACCAAACAACAAACCTAACAACAAACTAAATCAATCATATGGGCGAACAGCTCTATTTTAATTCGTGTGCCGAGATTGACAGCTTTTTCCGTGAGGGCCGTGAGTATTTCAACGACCTCTATGTTAAGAAGCTCGTCACGAACAGCACTTACTTCACCCGTTTCGAGGAGCAAGCATGGCCCCTCAATCACACCACCGAGCAAAAAGGTTTCCGCTTTGGCCGCGGCTTTTATGATCCTTGCACCCCGTTCCGCAAGATCGTTGACACCTACTGCAACACGGACTCCTGCGACAGCAAGCCTGAAGTCATTCAGCGCCCCGGCACGGAAAGCTACACCTTCGAGCTTCTCCGCAAAGAGATGACGACCGACTGGATTTGCGTTGAGAGCCTTCTCTACCGCCTCTTTCCCGCTGAGGAGATTCTTCAGTTTGAAGAGTCGAATGCTCGCATCACCAAGAATGTCCACGAGGAATTTCTCCGCGCCAACTACATCGGCGGCGCTGGCCACAAGTGGCTTGGCATTGTAAATGACAACGGAACCTACTGCGGACTCCTTGATGACGCCGCTTGGTTCATTCCTGAGCATACCACCAACAACGAGTCTGGTTACGACCTCTGCCACATCCGAGTCAAAGTCGCGGCTGCCGATCTTCCGAAGATCGCCTACCTCTCGCTGGACATGCTTGATGACGCTCTCGTCGAACTTCAGAACGAAGATGACGCCTTCCGCCTCGACCTCTCTGAGGCCGCTGGGATGCCTCTCCTCGACATCGTTATCCCCGATCCTCGCGTTGGCCGTGGACTCTACTTCCAAGCCAAGCGAAACAACGGATACTGGGATGCCAATACCGACTTCGACAGCCGCCTGACCAGCCTCAAGCTGGGCGTGAACCGCATCATCGGCGACTACGCTTTCGGTTACGACATCAACTCGCTTCGCTTCAATGCTGACACCGCATTCAACGCCACTCTCCCTGCGTTCAACGCATCCGATGCCTCCACATGGCCTCGGTTGATTCGCGTTCCTCGCTACACCAAAGTGGCGCAAGAGAACGGTTGTTCGTATATCCCTAACCGCGACTACCAGAACGCAGACTTCGCGATCTCTGCCGCGATGGTGAACAAGGCGATGACCAAGTGGACGATGCCTTCTTCGACTGGATACGGCCAAGCCCAACAAATGACCCAGAACTACGCTGGTGATTGGGAGTGGAAGAACCCTGACTGGGAGTGCAACCGCTGGCGCAAATCGGGCTTCTACCAAGCTCAATTCCGCCTCGCCGCTCAGGTCAAAGACCCGACGCTTATCCATGCGTTCCTGCACCGTATGCCGAAAGCCAAGAACCTATATGGCTCCTGCTGCGAACTGAACACTTACACCCCATGCAGCACTAACCCTGACTGCTACTCCTGCGAAGGTGTGGGTGACATTGTTGCTCCAACGCCCTAACCAATAATCCCTGATGAGGGGCGGGGAAACCCGCTCCTCAATGGGGGGAAAGGAAAACCGAAATGGCTTGTTTCACAGACCTAAATTACGCTGATCGATCCTATCAATTTGTGAGGACGCTTGCTACTGCGGCAAGCATTACTCCGGTCGGACTCGGATGCTATAGCGAGATGAATGATGCTGGCAAACTTTACCAGTTTTACATCGCTCTAGCTACGCTTGGATCGGCGGAATCTACATTGTCACAAAACTGCTTTGAACAGCTCACTGAAGACGCGCAATGGAATCTCACTAACGAGGCTCTCGCTGCGGCTCTAACATCAATTCTATAACAAAATAATTCAATAATATGTCAACTCGACGCCCATATACTCCTGACCGGACTGTATTGTTCGGCCCACAAACCATCAACCTCTTGCAGACTGGCAATGTTGTCCTCGCTCGCCTTAATGACCAGGACACTCGCTTCATCGTGCAAGATGTCATCCTCGAAACAGTCTATGCAAAAGGAACCACGGCAACCGATCCTCAGGTTCGCGCCACCGATGGAACTTCTGCGATTACTTCAACACTCACCATTACCGACGCACTCGACAATGTTGGTGGAGCCAATTACCTTGCGCTCGTCTCCAACCCAGTCCCAGTAGTCAGCGGATCAGACACCTTGACTCTTGAAAAGGTTGTTGTAGGCGCTGGTCAAGCCACTGCTACACGCGCTCGCACGAATGGGGTTGCGACGATTGTGACTGGCGCAGTCCACGGATTCACTACTGGCGATCTTATCACAATCGCTTCGATGACCGACTCCACTTTCAATGCGGTGGACGCTTGCATCACGGTAGTTAATACCACCACATTCACCTACGAGAACGCTGGGCCTGATGTGGTTTCTGGAGCTGATACGGCTGGCCGTGTTGGCGCTCTTAAAGTGAATGCCTACGCTACTGGCATTTACTGGTAATTACAGTTCAAGTGGGGCGTGGAGGCCTATCCCTCCGCGCTCCTAACAATTTAATTTGCTATGCCTGAAATCTCTCAAACTTGTTTTACTGATGCAACTGAAGATCAGCAGAACTTTAATATCTATAGCGCGATAGCGAATCTCCAAGGATTTCAAATTCCAGAATACGATGAAATTGACATCTCGTATCATGGGTCAACAAACAACATTAGTTCGGTTGTTTATTCAAAACTGGGAAGTCCAGTTGCAACATTGACGCTGACATATCAAATTCAGCCACCACTTGTTGATGACGAGAATCTTGTGAATATAACAATAGCTTGATATGGGACTTAAATACAATCCTTTTTCTGGCAAGCTAGACTTCATTGGAAGTGGAGGAGCTGGAATTTGCGGGACAGTCGGATCGAATAATAACTCTGTTCTTCGTGCCGATGTTGGTGCTGGGTGCATACAAAACTCCGGGGTGGTAATTGAAGACACAATCATGTCTTATAGCTGCACGGGAGATGCGGTGGCGGATACCATTACTGCTACCGGATCAAATTTTGAAATTGGAGAAAGAATCCGCTTTAACACATTGACTGGAGGCGGGGGTGGTATAAACACAACAGAGTTTTATTATGTCGTAAATGCGAATGGATCGACATTCCAAGTATCTACTTTGCCGGGAGGGGCTCCAACTGGATTCTTAACTAACATAACCGCAGGAACTCTTCATAACGGATGGGAGCCTGCGGTAGTAATATCCCAGAACACTCCAGAGGCAAACTCGGATTTCATATTAACTCCAAAAGGTGACGGTGCATTTATCCTAGGCCCAGAGCCGGATAATGCACAACCAGGCGGAGTTTCCAGAGGGCAATACGCCGTGGATTTGCAAGTTCGCAGAAGCGGATCAAATCAAGTAGCATCAGGGCGGGAATCATTTGTAACAGGAAACAACAACACAGCATCTGGAATTTACTCGATAGCGGCAGGATACGCCAACATAGCATCTAATACTGCGGCAGTTGTACTTGGCGGACTAAATCAAGCGACTGCAATCGGCGCATTTGCGGCAGGTGGAAGCTCAACTGGTGGAGTAGGAGGAAATACAGCAAGTGGAATTCATTCCTCATGTCCGGGAGGGGTTGGAGCATTAGCAGATAGGACAGCACAGCAATCTCATTCGTCTGGTTTTTTTAGTGTTATTGGAGATTCTCAAAGAACTAGGTTCGTTTTACGAAACAAAACTACAACAAACTCTGCGGTTGAGCTTTTCCTGAGTGTATCGGGTAATGTAAGGCTAACAATCCCTAGCGGTAAAATCTTTGCATTCACGATCAACATTTCTGGGGTAAAGTCAGACGGAACGGCGGTTGCTCACTATCTTCGCCAGTATTGTCTCAAGAATGTCGCTGGGACTA